AGCCACCTCGCCCGCCTCCTGCTCGCCGACGGCCCCTTCGCCGGAGACGAACCCGCGTTCGTCCCGCCCGACACCGGCGCCCCCGTGCAGATCGTCTGGTCCGGCTGGATCCCCGGCGTCGGCTTCACCGCCTGCCTGTACGAGTGGCACGGCGAGACCACCACCGACCGGGGCCGCACCGACGCCCTCGTCTTCCGCGACACCGGCCGCCGCCTGCCGCCCGACGAGATCCCGCCGCTGATCGCCGAGGACGCCGAGCTGTGGGCCGCCGCCCCCGCCGTGTGGACCGAGGCCATGGCGTCACTGGACATCCCCCGCGAGCTGCTTTGGCCCGGCCTGTGAAGGCGTGGGGGCTGTACTCGTCACGGGTAGACCCATACAGCAGTCATGACCTGGTGGAGCTGTTCGCCGACGAGGCCACCGCCGAGACGGCCAGGGCCAACCTGATCGGCAAGCCGATCCACCGCGACGCATGGCTGGACAGGTGGGTGTGGGAGGACGACGAAGACTTCCCGGACCTGCTGGTGCGCCCGCTGGAGATTCGCTGACCGGTAGGCTGGGCTCCGCAAGGAGGAGCCCATGAACCGCCGCCCGAACGGTAAGAGCAACGATCACAGCCGCGACCCGAAGATTCTGGACGCCCTGGAGCGCAAGAAGCTGGAGCTGGACCCGCTGCTCGACCCCTGGGACAAGCAGGAACGCGAGTCGCCCCGCAACTACGGCCTGTTCCTGCTGTACCGCGACTTCGGCCGCATCCGCACCGTCGCCCAGGTCGCGGAAGCCGCCTCCATGACGTACACCATCACCGCCCGCCTCGCCCGCTTCAACAAGTGGGTGGAGCGGGCCGGACGGTGGGACGCCGAGCAGGACCGCATCACCGCGATCCGCCTGCACGACCTGCGCGAGGAGATGGCCCGCAGCCACGTCAAGGCCGCCCGCGCCCTGATGGCCAAGGCCCTCGAACGGCTCGCCACCCTCAACGTCAAGACGATCAGCCCGCACGCCCTGGTGCTGATGCTCGACACCGCCGCCCGCATCGAACGCGCCGCGCTGGGACTGGAAGGCAAGCAGCAGACCCTGGTCACCACCGCCGTCACCGCCACCACCGACGACGACGGCAAGCCCGCCATGCGCGTAGAGGTCGGCGTCGCCCACAACCGGATCATGGCGTCGCTCGACGAGATGGTGCAGCGGATGAGCCCGGAGCAGATCGCCGCCGGATACGAGGAGCTGACCGCCAGCGCGAAGGAGGCCCTGGCGGATCTGGACGCCGCCCTTCCGACACCTCCTCCGTCGTGAAGGCGCTGGCGCGGCCGGGGGTCGCCCTGCCGGGCGGATGGGCGACCCCCGGTACCCGCACATCCCGGCGTAGTTTTCGATCATGAGCCTGTCCGCCGCCCAGAGGCTCGCGCTGCTCCCGGCCAAGCTGCGCAAGCTGTGGCTCCGCGAGCAGTCCCGCGAAACCCTGGAAGACATCCAGAAGGGCGCCTGGTGGTGGGTTGGGCGACCGGAACAGTTCCGGCCGCCCGGCGACTGGCTCGTCTGGCTGATCCGCTCCGGCCGTGGCTGGGGCAAGACCCGCACCGGCGCCGAAGACCTCCTCGACCGCCTGTTCCGGCACCCGGTCGACGCGTTCGGCCAGCGCACGGAGTGGCTGGTCGTCGCCGAGACCCTCAACGACTGCCGGACCGCCTGCATCGAGGGTAATTCCGGCTTGCTCGCTGTGCTGCGCCGCATGGGCATGGAGAACCACCGCGACTTCGAGTACCGCAAGTCGCCGAAGCTGATGATCGAGTTCAACTCGGGGCAGATCATCTACTTCGAGGGTGCCGACAACGACGACGTCGGCCGTGGCTACAACGCCGCCGGGGCCTGGCTCGACGAGTTGGCCAAGTGGCGGTACACGTGGGGGGCCTGGTTCGAGGGCATCTTGCCGTCGATGCGCGCCCCGCTGATCAACGACCGGCCCCGGGTCGTGGTCACCACCACTCCGAAGCCGATCAAGCTGCTGATCAAGTGGCAGCACGAGACCGACGGCACGGTGGTCATCACCACCGGCAGCATCTTCGACAACATCGCGAACCTGTCCCGCGAGGTCGTCGAAGAGCTGAAGAAGATCTACGAGGGCACCCGCGCCGGGCTCCAGGAGCTGTACGGGCACCTCCTGGAGGACATCGAGGGCGCGCTGTGGAACCGCGCCATGATCGAAAACAACCGGGTGAAGGCCGCCGACCTGCCCGAACTGAAGACCATCGTCATCACCATGGACCCCGGCGCCACCGGCGCAGGCGACGAAACCGGCCTGCTCGCCGTCGGCCGCGACTACAACAACGAGGACTACGTCCTCGCCGACTGGACCAAGAAGATCGTCGGACACGCCGCCGCCCGCCGCGCTTGGGAAATGTTTCACAAGTACGGCGCGACCTGGCTGATCATCGAGACGAACATGGGCAAGAAGTGGCTCATGCAGGTCGTCACCGACGCCTACAAGGAGATGCAGAAGGAGCACCTGCCTGGCTGCGAGCACGCGCATGACTGCGACGACGACTGTGGGCGTGACCGTTGTGACGGTTGCCTGTTCGAGCCCGGCCCACCCCCGGTCAAGGAGGTGACCTCCCTGGCGGGCAAGAAGCTGCGCGCCGAACCGGTCGCCTCCCGCTACGAACAGAACCGCTGGCATCACGTCGGCACGTTCATCGAGCTGGAGGACCAGCTGTGCACGTGGGTGCCCGAGGACGCCAAGAGCCCCGACCGGATCGACGCCCTCGTACAGGGCGGCCTCTACCTGATGGGCCGCGAAGGCTCCCTGGTCCGCGTCTCCGCCCCGCCCACCATGCTGATGCCGGTCAGCTCCCCCTACGGCTAAGCTGTCGGCGTTGACCGGCTGATGGCGATCCGCCACCGATCCGTTCGGCGCACCGGGTGAAAGCGCGGCAGTGCTGCGCACCTCAAGACGCCCCGACTACCCCACCGCCATGGGGCTCGGGGCGTTCCCGTGTCCGGACACAGACAGGCCCGGTCCCCACGGGGGTAGGGCCGGGCCTGCTGCGCTGGTCGACAGAGCGACTACAACCTTACCGCTTCCGCCGCCGGGGCCGCGCCCGCCGCAGCCGGGCCATCCGCCGGTCACGGACCCGGTTCAGCTCGGTGATCAGCTCGGAGATGGCCTGCGAGTCCAGGGCGGGGAACGTGGCGATGGTCCGTACGCGCTCGGCGTAGGGCAGCTCGGAGCGGCACAGGTCCGTGGCGTACCGCACCTGATTCGCTGACGGCGTACGCCGCCACGAGTCGATGACCGGCCGTTCGATCGTGTCCTTCTCCAGGGTCTCCATCTCGCGTCCTTCCGCGACTTCGGTAGGTATGTCCACTTCCAGGGTGACGGAAGATCTCCGTATGTCAAGCCGGAATCGACAAACTGTCCACTAGGCGTTGACAGAGGCCGCCACGGCGACTAACGTGGAACACGACAGATCGAACAAGGAGGCAGACATGCGACTCACCACCGGCGACCAGATCCGCCACCGCCGCCGCGACCAGTACGGCACCTTCCACGGCGACACCTTCAACGGCGTACCCGCCGGAGATGCCGACACCGTCTGGGTCGTCTTCGACGGCTCCGACACCGCCGAGCGCGTCTCCCGCCACCAGCTCGCGAAGGTGGTCGGCTGATGGACGCCGGAATCGCCGACACCATCAACCGCCGCGACGCGCAGCTCATCACCGCCCAGCTCGATGGCAACGACCTGGCCATGCCGACCCCGGAGATCCGCTGGCCGCACGGCCCGATGGCCGACACCTTGATGAGCGACCGCCCGGACAGCAACGGCGATCGCGCCTGGCTCGTCGGCCAGCTCGCTGCCCGCACCCCCGGCGTCGCCTTCGACGGCTCCCCCGCCGACTGCGACTGGGATAACCTCTACAGCCACCTACGGGCCGAGATCCTGGCTCGCCGTGACCCGACTGCGGCATCTGCACACGCGGCCGAGACCCCCGTGCTGGTGGTGTAGGGTCACGAGATACAGGGAGGGGATCGGGGAAGGCTCAAACCTCCTTCGGTCTGTCACCCCCGAGCGTCGCTCGCTCGGGGAGGTAGGGCCACCCGATCCCCTCCCGCACCGCCCGTCACACAACCTGTGGAGAACCCTGTGGACCTGACCCTCTACGCCGTCAGCGCGACTGGCCGCGTCTCTCTCGGCGACGTTCTCAAGAACGTCAAGTACGTCCAGGTCGAGAAAGCCGGTGACGGCGTGGTGATGCTGACCCCGGTCAACATCAAGGCCGCGTCCGGGCAGAGCTTCGCGGCCGACGACGAGGACCAGCCGGAGAGCTGACCCAAGACCAGCAAACGCCCGTGAGCTAGTTGTGCACGCCAGCCGTGGCGTTGACGGAGACGAAAATCGGGCAAGCAGGGCAAACAAGGGAGACGAACCCCGAAGTGGCCCTGATGCAAGGCGGAGGTATGTGACCTAGAAGTGCAGGGAGATTGATGGTCACTAAACGTCTCCCTCCTCCGTCAGTTCTGATGCACCACCGCATGAGGCGGGACCGCTCGCCACCTCCGGGCCAGATGCACCCGGATGACAGCCCGGAAAGACGGGCACCCGCGCCTGCTGACCGCCGAGCACTCCCGGACCGTCCCGGGTTCACTGCGGAGCCGATATGCAGGCCGGGGCTCGGGGAGATAGCTCAACAGGGAGAGCCGAAGAAGCCGCTAGGGAGGTTCCTCCCTGGCGCGCAGCAACGAGATGCAGGTTCAAGTCCTGCTCTCCCCTCGCGAAGGAACGACGAGGACCGGCTATGTGGCGGGGTTCTTCCCGCAGCCGGATGCTCACCTCGCCGCTAACCGACGCCATCCCCCTGAGCAAGGGATGGATGCTGTAGCTCAACGGATAGAGCACCTGCCTCAACGGCGGGAGGTAGGCGGTTCGACTCCGTCCAGCATCACGAGGTGACCACCGTGTTCGTACGTGAGGGGACCGGAGCCCAGGCTTGCAAGCCTTGCGACAGTCCGGCACGACGTACGGGGCGGGGCTGGCACCTCGCAGTGGGAGGCGATGGCCGCTGTAGGGCAGTAGGCGTTGCCTTCCACGCAAGCCCCCTGTAGCTCAGAGGACAGAGCACCACCTACCGCCCGCAGGCCCGGAAGAGAGGAACGGCTTCCACCTGCGGAACGGCCCGGAGGGAAACGCCGGGAAGCTCAGGTGGAGGCCGGTGGTTCGATTCCACCCAGGGGCACGGAGGCAGCTATGCCTAGCTGTGCACCATCGACGGATGGTCGACCCAAGCGAGAAATAGCACCGCCTGAGCTGTCAACGACGACGGTCCGACACCCTAGGCGGGAGTACGGGTAACAGGGATCGCGGTGTGGCGCAGTACGGAGTCCGGACTCCCAAGAAGCGCATCGTGATCCCGCCGTGAGGCTGGTGGAGCGGCCCCAGATGGGGCAGACGGGGTTCGACTCCCCGCACGGCACGAGGGATTGGCAGGTAGCCCGGGTAGCCCCCGGAGTGAATGGCCGACCGGCCCGGCACGGCTCTCAACGCCGGGTGGTAACAGGAACCGGTGATGAGCCGCGAGGGGATGCATACCCGACCGGCGAAGAGCCGTAGTACCGCCCACAGCACGACGGTAGTGCGGACCCTCCCCAAGAGGGTCAAGGGCCGGGTTCGATTCCCGGGTGGGCACGCTGATGCACGAGAGAGGTCCAAAAGGGGCGACGGCCCATCGCTGATCTTGTGCTGTCCGAAGCCGGTGTCGACCAGACGTGGACTGGCTGAGGGCGGGTTGCCAGACGACATCTGGAAGGGCCCCCGGGGCCACGGCGCGGTCCTGTCGTCTGGCAACCTACAGCCGAACTTGGAGGAGGAGCCTGTGAGCAAGGAAAAGCCGGTGCACGTGCTCGCGTTGCTCAACGCTGCGCTGCGCGCGAAAGCTGAACGGGCGCGGGCGAAGGAAGCCAGGAAGGCCACCCTCGCCCAGCGGATCGTCCCCCGGAAGGGTCGAAGGGACAGGTAGTGGCGAAGAAGACGGTACGCCCGGCCAGGGGTCGCCCGCCTGGCCGTCGCGGGAAGGGCGGGGTCGGTCCGGGTCCTGCCTACCGGCCGGGTGGTTCCGGCGGGGGCACCACCCACAAGGGTGGCGACTGTTGCCCGATGGTCGCGGCTGTCCGCTCTGCCCGGCGCGGGAAGTTCCGGCTGGCCAGGCGGTACGCGTGGATGTCGATCGGGTTGCTCGCTGCCCGGGTCGGCCGGGTCGCCTGATGTCGGGGCCGCCGGGACGCCGCCGCCCGCAGCGTGAGCGGCGGCCGGGGAGGGCCGGTAAGAAGCCGCCGCCCATCTACCAGCCCACGAAGAAGGGCGGCGGTACCCAGCACAAGCCGGGTACGCCGACCAGGGGCGGCGACTGCTGCCCGATGGTGGCCGCTGTGAAGGCGGCCAAGGCGGGCAAGCTGCGGCTGGCCCGCCGCTACGCTGCCATGTCGTTGCGCATCATCGCTGGAAGGACCCGCTATGCCGTCGTCGCACGGCCGTAAGCCGCCCAATCCGCAGAAGGTCAAGCCTCAGCACGGCCGTAAGCCGCTCTACCCGGGCCGCCATGACGGGAAGAGCACCGACGACTGCTGCCCGATGGCCGCCGCCGTCCGTTCGGTGAAGCGGGGCAAGTTCCGGCTGGCCAGGCGGTATGCGGCCATGTCGGTGCGGCTGCTCGTGGGGAGGCTGGCGTGAGCTGGATCCTGCTGCTTCAGCTGCTGATCCTGATGACCGCTGCCGCTTTCCTGGTGGAGGCGGTCACGGTGGCCGTCATCGACAAGCGCCGTGAGGACGCCATCCACCGGAAGGAGGCCGGGCTGTGAGGGTCATCCATACGGTCTACTGGCCGCGTAACCGCACGTGCACGGCGTGGATGCCGTGGAACTGGTACCACAACCGGCGTCCGAAGGGGAGGGGCTGATGACCGCCGACGAACTGGCCGAAACCGTCCGGAAGCTGCACGACGCCCTGTCCACCTGCACCGACCTGTCGATGACGGTCGCCGCGCAGGGCCTGGAGCTGATGCGCGCCAAGAAGCAGCTGGAGTCGCTGTCGCTGGCGCTGGGCGTGCTGCGGGAGGCCCGCCGGGACGCCGAGGCGGAACGCGACAAGGCGGGACGCAAGCTGAAGGTCATGGAGGACGGCTACAGCGCGGTGACCAAGCTGGCCGCCTGCCGCTCCGGCAGCCTGGCCGATGCGACTCGGCTGCTGGAGTACGCGCTGAATCTTCGGCAGCACGGGGAGCGGGCGCCGGGCGGAGCCGAGACGTGGGCGTGGTTCGACCGGGCCGCCGAGCATCACCTGCGGGGCCTGCCGATTCCCGACCTGGATAGCCCCGTGACTAGTTACTCGCCGGTACAGGTGCCGGAAAACACGGGGAAACACCCCGCAGAATCCGGCAAGACGGCAGAAACCGCCCAGGAGTCAGAGCGGGAAGCCACGATCCAGACCCTCAAGGCCCGCCTGCCCTACTGGGCCGACCAGATCGAAGGCGGCGTCGCCGGAGGAACCACCTGGCTCCGCGCCCTCCGCGAGATGCGACAGACGGCGGAGGAACTGTGACCATCACCGACCTCGAACCCCCCGCCCGCTACGTACGCCTGTCGAAAGGCGCCGTCGTCAAGCACGGCGGACTCGCCGGAACCGACACCATCCACGCCATGGTCCCCGACGAGTGGACCGGATCATCCTGCGCGGCCTGCTTCGGCTGGGCCGACGACCCCCGCCACCTCATCACCCCCAAGATCCGCTTCCGGTGACCCGCCCGGACCGGAGCACCGGACCCCGGCCGTTCGTCAACATCGACGACGCTACGAAGGTCGGCGTCGCGCTGGGGCAGGTCCGCGAAATGCTGGGCCTGCCCCGCCGCGCCCTCGCCAAACGGATCGCCGAGGCGACCGGCCGCACGGAGACCAGCGTCAACGCGCAGCTGTGGACGTGGGACACCGGCAAGGTCACCCCGGACACCCCGTCGCTGGCCGCCTGCCTGGATGCGTTGGGGCTGACCCTGGCGCTCTCATTCAAGATCGAAAACGAGGAGGAGTGATGCGGTACTTCTACGACACCGAGTTCCTGGAGGACGGCCACACCATCGACCTGATCTCCATCGGCATCGTCGCCGACGACGGACGCGAGCTGTACGCCGTCGCTCAGGAGGTCGGCGAGGAGCCGCTGCGATCCCGGATCCGCAGCCACGACTGGCTGATGATGAACGTCGTCCCGCACCTGCCGCTGAAGCCCGGCACGACCTCCCGGCCGTCCGAGAAGCTGCTCACCGGCGGAGGCCGGATCCCTGGCCACTTCGTTCTCGACGACGCCAGCAACGTGATCATGCCGCGCCGGATGATCCGCAACGCTGTCCGCGACTTCCTGCTGGCCAACGACGGTGCAGAGCTGTGGGCCGACTTCGGCGCCTACGACCACGTGGCCCTCTGCCAGCTGTTCGGCTCGATGGTCGGCCTCCCGCCCGGCCTGACGATGTTCACCAACGAGTTCCAGCAGGCGTGGCGGGCCCGAGGCTGCCCCGCGCTGCCTCCGCCGTGCGGCGGCCTGCATAACGCCCTGGAGGACGCCCGGTACCTGCGGGCCTGCTTCGACGTGACGTTCCGGCCGTCGGAGCCGGTATGGTCGGAGCCGCGCGCCAAGCCCGAGAAGTCCTGGGAAGGGCCGCTGTAGCAAAGCTGGGTGGGGTACCCGAAGCGGCCTATCGGGTGATCCGGCGTGGCGGCAACTGGGACATAGCTGCGGCGTTCGGTAGATGATTCGGTGCGGGACTGTCCATCCCCGCCGGGCCACCGCAGGTTCAAATCCTGCCCCCACCTCGATCCTGGGCGCCCTGGGCGCACGCCCCCCGGGATGTGTTTCCCCTGCCGCACGATGGCCGCAGAACGCGGCCCGCCGAGGCTCACGGGCACCGGAGCGACGTCGAACGCGGAACGGTGCGGCAGGGGCTCAAACGTCCCTCCCGGATAGACACTCGCGCAGCCCTGGTGTAGGGTGAGAGCTGACAGTTCGATCTAGGAGGAGAACACATGCAGTACGCGGACCCGGCGCTCCACTGGAACGAGTGGCTGGACGAGAACGCCGACCGGGACGAGGCCACCAAACTGGCCGCCCTGCGCGAGTACATCTTCGCCCTCGCCGTCTCGTGGAACGGCAACGAGAACATCACCGCCAGCTGGCTCAACAAGAAGCTGGCCAAGCTGGGCATGACCGAGCGGATCGCCACGGACAACCGGTACGCCCTGACTGTTGAGGTGTCCGGCACCCTGGAGGTGGGCATCTACGGCGCCACCCGCGTTGAGGCCCTGGAGAAGCTCGCCGCCCTGCTCGACGGCAACCGCAACGACCGCGTCTCCAAGCTGGTTGCCACCGCCGACCCCGTGTTCACGGCAGGACCGGAGGACGTGGACCCGAACGTCGTCGACCCGGACGCCCCGACGACCGTGGACGGCACCCTCGTGATGCTCCGCGAGATCATCATGCTGGGGCACATCTCCGGCCCCCGCTACTGCGAGAACGGCGCCAACGCCGTCCTGCGCTCGTTCGGCCTGGCCGTGATCCCGCCGCTGAAGTCGTTCACGGTGACCCGCCCGGTGGAGGCCGTGGTGTCGACGACCGTGGAGGCGTACGACGAGGAGACCGCGCAGCGCGTGGCGGGCTGGCGTTGGGAGAACGGCCGGACCGGCTACACGATGGCCGCCGGTAAGGACACGGACGCCCCGACGGTGGTGCCCGCCTGATCTCCTCCTAGGGAGAGTGTGCAGCCCCTTGCCTGGTTCAGGTGAGGGGCTGTATGCTGTGAGTAGACAGATCGAGGAGGACACCATGAACCGCGTCATCGCCGCCTACCGCCACCTGCTCCGCCGCTTCCGGGGCCGCGTACACATCGAGCTGACCATGGGCGACATCACCACCATGGACGTAGACGCCGTCGTCAACGCCGCCAAAGCATCCCTGCTCGGCGGCGGCGGAGTGGACGGGGCGATCCACGCCGCTGGCGGCCCGGCCATCCTGAAGGACTGCAAGGCCCTGCGCGCCTACCAGTACCCGAACGGGCTGCCCGTCGGCGAGGCCGTCGTCACGACCGCCGGTCGCATGCATGCCGACTGGGTCATCCACACCGTCGGCCCCGTGTACGACCCGGCCAAGAACCAGTCCGCCCTGCTGCGCTCCTGCTACACGTCAGCCCTCGCCGTCGCCGACAACCTCGGCGCCCGCACCATCGCGTTCCCGCTGATCTCCGCAGGCGTCTACGGCTGGCCCATCGGCGACGCCATCCACCAGGCCCTCGCCGCCATCCGAGCCGCGAAGACCTCCGTCGAGACGGTCTGGCTGGTCCTCTACGACGAGTCGACCTACCGGCAGGCGTGCAGCATCTACCTCGACCGCCACTTCCGGGTCTGACATGCAGACCTGCATCGTCAAGGTCGGCGAGCTGGCCGAGTGTGGCCTGCTCTGCGAGTACCTGACCGAGAAGCAGGCCAGCGAGCAGGGCCTGCTGTGCTCCGGCTGGCGCCACGCCGACCGCAACATCACCGACCACCACGCCGTCCCCAAGAGCTGGATCTAGCAGAGGAGAACGCCATGAAACTCGCCATCGTCTTCGACGTCCCCGACGACAACACCGGCGTGTACGCGGACGTCGCTGCTCGCATGATCCAGCACCACGCCTTCGCCGAGCAGCAGGCGATCAAGCACTGGTCGTTCGACCTGGAAATGCGGCCCGTGGCCGCTCTCGTCGGCGAGGGGGACGACCTGGTCGACGCGCTGAGGCTGCTCCAGGCCAGCCTCAGCGATGATGTCTACGCCGAGGCTGTGCGAGAGGACTGGGCGCGCGGCCGGGTCGCTGCGGCCGGGAAGAGCTGGGCAACGCACCTCGCGAAGTTCGATGGGACTGTCCTGGAGCGGTAGCGCCCCGTACACCGGCAGAGCCGGGCTGACCACCTACGATGGTGGCCATGCCCGGCTCTTCTTTGTCGTACGTCATCTACCTGCTGGCGTTCGCCCGCATCGTCGTCCTGCTCACCCAGGACATGATCACCGCCCCCTGGCGCGACCCGTTCGTGAAGTCCCTCGACGAACGCGGCCACGGCCGCCTCGCCTACCTGTTCCTCTGCCCCTGGTGTCTCTCCATCTGGCTGGCCATCCCCGCCGCCCCCGTGATCTACGCTTACGCCAATTCGCCGTGGCTGTTCGTGCCCGCCCTCGGGCTGGCCCTGTCTGCGGCGGCGGGCATCCTGGGCCGCGTGAAGGGGTGACGGAGTGGGGCTGCTGAACCGGAAGATCCGACCTGCCGGAGGAGAGCAGGGGCCCGGGACGCGTCCCGCCAACGCGCTGGTAGGCGCCGCCGTCCCCATCAACCTCGGTGACGCCGCCTCCTGGCAGATGTTCAAGCTCGGCGACCACCGCTGGCAGTGGGAGGCGTGGCGGCACTACGACATCTGCGGGGAGATGCGGTTCGTTGTCAACTGGATCGGCAACGCCGTCTCCCGCTGCCGCCTGTACGCCGCTGACGTCGCCGACGACGGCACCGTAGGCGACGAGACGTCCGACGCGCAGGCCAAGGCCATCGCGGAGACGATGTTCGGCACACCCGCCGCGAAGGCCCAAGCTCAGCGGATCCTCGGCATCAACATGATGGTTGCCGGGGACACGTTCATCGTCGCCGAGGGGTATCAGTCCACCGGCCGTGACGGCACCCCCGACAGCGACAAGTGGTACGTGTGCTCCTCCAGTGAGGTGTTCCGCCGGGGCGACGACATCATGGTCCGCCGGTCCATCACCCACGGCGGAGGCAACTACAAACTCGACCCGAGCAAGGACCTGCTGATCCGGGTGTGGAATCCGCACCCGCGCCGCCACGACGCCGCCGACAGTACGGTCCGGGCGATCCTGCCGGTGCTGCGCGAGCTGGAGCAGTGCACCAAGCGCGTGTTCGCCGAGCTGGACTCCCGGCTCGCCGGTGCGGGCGTGCTGCTGCTGCCGGACAACATCACCTTCCCGCAGCAGCCGCAGGAGCTGCCCGGGGATCCACAGCTGTCCGGGATCGACGGGTTCACGCAGCTGCTGGCGCAGACGATGGCGACGTCGTTGCAGCAGCGCGACTCGGCCGCCGCCCTGGTGCCGATCATCTTGCAGGTGGCCACCGAGGCCCTGGACAAGATCAAGCATCTGACGTTCGACTCGACGATCTCCGAGCACATCACGGCGATGCGTGAGGCGGCCGTGAAGCGGATGGCGATGAGCCTGGACATTCCGCCTGAGGTGCTGACAGGGATGGGCGGCACGAACCACTGGTCGGGGTGGCAGATCGAGGAGTCCTCGATCAAGATCCACATCGAGCCGCTGCTCATCCAGCTCGCCGACGCCCTCAACGTCGGCTACTTCCAGCCCGCCCTCAAAGCCGCAGGCATCAAGAACCCCGAGAAGAAGACCCTCTGGTTCGACATCGCCGCCCTCACCGTCCGCCCCAACCGGTCCGAGCAGGCCATGCAGTTCGCCGAGAAGGGCTTCATCTCCGCCAAGGCCGCCCGCGACAACGCCGCCTTCACCGACGACGACGCCCCCGACGCGAAGGAACTGGAATACGAGCTGGTCAAGGCCCTGGTCATGGCGCAGCCCGCCTACGCCGGAGATCCCGAGGTGCAGAAGATCCTCGGCCTGCCCGCCATCTCCATGCCTGCACCTCCAGCGCCGCCCGCGCCGCCGCCCGGCCAGGGCGACCTGATGCCCGGCGACCCCGGCTACGACGCCGCCGGAGCCGACAACGCCGACGGGCGCGGCCTGCCGCAGTTCCCGTCCGTCGCCGACGCCGAAGCAGGCAACGTCCCGCCTGCCCGCAAGGGCGGCCAGAAGCTCGGCCAGATCGCCGCGTCGGCCGCCGCCGACCAGGAGGCCCTGTTCTACGCCGCCGACGGGGCCGTACGCCGCGCCCTGGAGCTGGCCGGTGGCCGCCTCGTCCCCGGACCGCAGAGGGCCCGCTACACCGTCCCCAAGCATGAGCTGCACACCCGGGTCGTCCCCACCGAGCAGCGCGTCCCCGCCCTGCTCGCCGGAGCCTGGGTGCACGTACGCGACCAGGCGACCGGGCTCGGCGTCGACCCGGACAAGCTGGAAGAGCTGCTCGCCGGATACTGCACCGAGCTGATGACCCGAGGTGTCGGCCACGAGCCGGACCTGCTGCGGACCACCCTGCACCGGGCGCGCGGAGCGCTAACGCCATGATCGAAAACGACGTCAAGATGGACGTGATCAGGGGCGACGGGACACACGTCTACTGGTCCACCCACTGCCGCCACGACCGGCACGAAGACTGCGCCGCCATCGAGTTGGCGCCGGGCGTCCCGCGCAGCCCGGCCCAGTGCAAGACCTGCTCAACCCCGTGCATCTGCACGTGCCACGGAGGACGGTGAAGCATGCCGCAAAAACTGCCTGACGCGACTGCGCAGAAGCAGGCCGCCGTCGAAGTCTTCGCCCAATACGAGCCGCCCCTGTACGAGGCGTACCTGGAGATGATGCTGGAGTGGCTGGCCGCCGTGAAGACGGCCATGTTCGCCGGAGGCGTCGCCCGCCTGCACCTCGTCCCCGACCCGCTGAAGGTGTTCTCCCAGACCCCGAAGTGGCACAGCCTCACCGAGCAGTACACGGCCAAGGTCGCTGAAGACGTCCTGGCCGCCCCCTACCGGGACCTGTTCGCCGACGGCACCCTGTTCGAGTCCCGGCCGTTCGTCCGGAACTGGATCGCCGGGCGCGCCAACCGGCTCCAGCGTGTCCCCGACGAGGTGTACGGGCACGTCGCCACGATCATCGACTCGGCCACCACCAACGGGGCCTCCATCCCTGACGTCACCGAGCAGGTCGAGAAGCTGTTCGACGCCACCGACGTGCAGACCTGGAAGAACCGGGCCCGCACCGTTGCGCGAACGGAGGTCGTCGGCGCTTACAACGGGGGGCTGCACGACGCGTTCGCGATGGTCGCCGAGAACGACCCGGGCACCGCCTACGTGCACCGCTGGCTGGCCACCGACGACCAGCGGACCCGACCCGACCATCGGGAAGCCGACGGGCAGGTACGCCCGTGGGGGCAGCCGTTCGACGTCGGCGGATTCGCGATGATGCACCCGCACGACCCGGCCGCCCCGCCGCAGGAGGTCATCAACTGCCGGTGCACCGAGCTGATGGAGGTCGCAGGCGAGCCGACGAGGATGGACAACCGCCAGTATCTCGGCGCGTCCATCACCCTTATGCAGGCCGCCTGCACGACCGGGGAGTTCTGCTTGCAGACCCACAAGCCCGGCCTCTGCAAGGGCCAGCACCGGGGCGGCTACGAGCCCGGCCAGCAGGACGCCAACAAGGGCACCCCGGCCGCCAGGGCGCAGATCGCCGTGAAGGGCCTGAACACGGCTATCGCCCAGGCGCAAGCTGTGGAGGCCGCCAACGCCGTCACCAACCCGAAGCTGGCCGCCATGGCCCGCCGGGCCGTCAGCGGCTACCAGCGGGCCCTGAAGCCCCACCAGCAGACCCTGAAGGACGCCGCCCGCACCAACAAGCAGGCGCAGCGGCAGGGGCAGCGGGACACCCGCGAGCAGGACTCGATGGACAAGCGGGCACAGCGGCAGAAGGACACCCTGAAGCGCCGCGCCGAGGCGATCATCGCCCGTCGTAAGGAGAAGGCGAAGCTGGCGAAGATGTCCCCCCATCAGCGGGCCGCCTATCACAAGGCGAAGGCCAAGGCGGCTGCGAAGCAGCGGGCCGCGCAGGAGAACAAGACGCTGAAGGATGCGGCCAGGGCGTAGGCACGGCGCCCCTCCATGATCGAAAACAATCGGTATGCTCACGGCATGGCGACGCTCAAGGACACGCTCAAGGGGTCAGCCACCGTCACCTTCGCGACGGTAGATCCGAAACTGTTCGCGATCCTGACCGGCCTGCCGACGACCCTGGACTTCCAGACGTTGTCGGCCCAGGTCTACAGCGCCGCGTACAGCATGTCCGCCAGCGCCTCGACCCTGCTGACGCTCGGCAGCCCGGACGCCATCACCGCCTCGATGGCCGCCTGGACCGGCCAGGACGACGACGCCCACGAGCCGTGCTCCCTGACCGCCTGCCGCACCCCGCTGCACCCCGGCCCCTGCAAGGGCTGGAAGCACACCCTGCACTCCGTCTCCCCGCACATCTACCGGCAGCTCGAAGAGGAACGCGTCCGCAAGGCCAACCACCGGCGTATCCAGCGGATCGCCGCCCTGAAGGCCGCGAACAAGCCCATCCCCCGCAAGCTGCTCGAAGAGATCAAGCCGAAGCCCGCGCCGACGCACACGCACGGCATGGCGCCGGTACCGCTCGGCCAGGTCAACCAGAAGGCCGACCTTGCAGGCGGGCAGGCCCACCACGCCGGGCAGGCCGTCTCCAACGCCGCCGGGATCAAGCCGAACACGGCGGCGTTGCCGAAGGGGCCGAAGCAGAAGAAGCCGACCGTCGCCGGTCGCGGCCCCGCGTTCGTCATCACCCAGCCGAAGGTCACCGACCAGTACAAGCTGGACAAGGCCGCCAAAATCACTCCGGCTGAGTGGGACGCCCTCACCCCCGCCGACAAGACGGCCATCCGCAACGAGCTGACCGCGATCAAGGCACGCGGGTTCGGCCCGCAGCAGACCAAGGCCGACGCCCTGCTGGCCAAGCTCCCCGCCGCCAACACCCTCGGCACGCTGAAGCCCGGCGCGCCCGGCACCATCACCACCCCGTCCGGCCACACGTACCAGAAGGTCAGCGTCACCCCCGGCAAGGTCAGTCTCGGCCAGGCCACCAAGACGGTCACCCCGCCCGCGCCCGCCACGCCGTCAGCACCGGCCGCCGCGAAGAAGGGCGAGAAGTTCGTCCACACCGTCGTCGGCCCCGACGGCAAGACCTACACGCGGACCAGCCACCGCGAATACACGCACGCCAGCGTCGTTCGCCTGTCTAACGGCGACAAGGTCGTCTGGGGCTTCCACGGCAGCGAGGCCAACGCCCGCGCCACCCCGCTGACGTCCCAGCAGAAGAAGAACGGGATGGCCGTCGTAGACGCGCTGCCCGTCAAGCGTGAACCGCTGAAGAAGGGCGCGTCCGGGACGCCCTCCCCGTCCACCCCGGCGGCCCCGGCCTCGCCGCCGGGCAACACCCCCGCCGCTCCGGCCGTACTGTCGCCGGACGCCCAGCAGGCCCGCGCCGTCGCCGGACGCGGCATCGGCCGCCCCACCTCGAAGCTGCACGTCGACACCTACGGCAAGCTCACCAAGGCCGACTTCGACTCCCTCGATGACCGGACGCAGCGGACCATCCGCGACGACCTGGCCAACGCCAAGGCGAAGTTCCTCGACCCGAAGAAGCAGCAGCAGGCGCAGGATCTCCTCGATCGTTTTGGATCAAGGCACACGTCCCCGGCGCCCGGCGCCCCGGCCGTCCCCGCCCACCCGAAGGGCTACAGCGACCCCGTCGCCCAGGCGGTCGCCGCCGCCCACGGCACCAACGACGCCGCAGCCCTCCACCGGGTCGGGCAGCTGTCGCACACCCAGCTCGACACCCTCGACGCCGCCGACAAGAAGACCATCACCGCCCGGCTGGCGTTCATCGCGTCGCACCCGAAGGCCGACCCGGCGACCAAGGAGAAGGCGCAGCAGCTCGGCCGCCTCATCGTCACCGGCAAGCCCGCCGGGCTGCCGAAGCTCGACCACGAGCCCACCCTGAACGAGATCAACGCCCACCAGGCCAGCACCGGCTTCCACGCGCAGACGAAGGCCCTGGAGGCCGCCGCCGACACGGCGATGCCGCGCGCCGACCGGGTCACCGCGCTGAACGGCCTGTCGAAGGCGCACTTCGACGACCTCAACCCGCAGCAGCAGCGCCGCATCACCGACGCCCTCCAGGACGTCCACCACGAGAACAGCGGCTACGCCAAGGTGCACGACGCCCCGTCGACCATGGCCGGTGAGGCGATCACCAAGTACACCGGCGACCACCCGGCCGTGCACCGGATCAAGCAGGCCGAGGCCGACTTCCGTGCGGGCAAGACCGACGCCCGGGGGGTGCACCGCGAGTTCCTGCACGCCCACGTCCAGGCGCCCAGCGGCGTATCGACCCCGCAGGGCGTCCGCGATCAGGTGAACGCCGAGGCGCAGCGGGTCGCCGAGGACAACCCGTCGATGCCGCTGTGGCTGCGCTCCACCATGATCGACAACCCGTACTCCGGCAAGCGCGGCAACCCGTACTCCGTGATCTCCCAGCTGTCCATGGAGCACTCATGGAAGCCCGCACCCCGTCTGAGCCAGTCCGACTTCCGGGAGCTGTTCTCGTCGGCCGACGACGACCTGAAGAACACCCACCCGATCCACGTCGAAGCGATCAAGGCGTACCGCGAGCACATCGTGCACACCGGCCTGGAGTCCGGCAGCCCCTGGTCCACGGCCACCAAGGGGCTGCTCGTCGACTCGCTGACCGGCACCGGCCTCGGCGGGAACAGCCCTGTCGTCACCGACGACCGGATGAAGATGATCGACGCCCTTCCTGCTGGCGACCGGACGCTGGTCCGGACCGTGCTCGCCGACCGGATCCTGGCGCAGACCACCAACCGGGCCAAGGCCGAAACCGACATCACGCTGCGGCAGTTGCAGGGCCACCCGTACACCGGCGACCGGCTCGCCGCCGCCATCGGCTCCACCGAACACTTCGTCGGCAAGGACCTTCAGGACACCTACCGCAAGCTGGACCCGCAGGACTTCCAGTCGCTGTCGTACTACGCGCAGAAGTCCATCGGTGAGCAGCTCGACGAGTTGCAGACCAAGGCCGAGCGCAACGGCCCGGTGCTCACGTACGACACGCAGTCCAACGCGCTGAAGGAGTTCCCCAAGGCCCTGAAGGACCACCTCAACGGTGACCGCGCCGACTACGCCGACCGGCGGCTGCGGATGGCGTCCGACGTCGCCAACTACGGGCAGAAGATCGTCAACCCGTACGACCGGACCCGCGCGTACGCCGGTGTCCCGATCGGCCAGTTCCGGAACATGTCGCAGACCGACCAGGCCATGGTCAACAACGACCTGTACGCCATCGCCGCCGACGCCGGGAACCCGCTGCCGATCCGGTACGGGGCAGCGTTCACCAACGACTTCACCCACGGCCTCGGCCACAACAAGATCGACGCGCCGCAGCTTGTCGCGATCGGCGCCACCGACCCGCGCGTCGGCAACGGGCAGCCCGACAGCAACGTCATCCCCGCCCTGGACGCGCTCGACAAGGCCGCCTACGACAAGCTGGACCAGCCGTACCGCGACGCCATCGACGCGCGGGTCGGCACCATCCAGGGCCCGCAGCAGCAGGTGTTCGAGGCGAAGTTCCACCCGCAGGCCGCACCGGCCGCGAACCCGTCCGGCGTCGTCCCGACGACCGTGCAGGCGAACGTGCCGCCTCACGTGCAGGACGCCCTGGACACCATCTACGGCGTCCACCCGAAGTCGCACACCATGGCGCACCAGCTGTCCACCTACGGCGGGCTGCGCGGCTCCGACTTCAACCAGCTCAACCCGCAGGAGCAGAGCCACCTGCTGTCCGACCTGTCGTACATCCACACCACCGCGAAGGGGCCGTCGGCCGCCAAGGCGAAGCTGCTGATCGACCGGTTCACCCCGGCCGGTACCCCGTCCGGTCACATCCCGCCGCAGCCGATCATCCCTCCGGCCAACGCCGTGCCCGGCCAGGTCCGGTATGCGACCCCGCTGGTCGGGTTGGAGAAGGCGAAGGACGGCGGGAAGAACGGCGACAAGTGGATCACCATCCCGGGCGGTCGCCGGGTGTGGGGCGAGTACGGCGCGTCCGGCCTGATGATCAAGCACACGGACCCGGCCACCGGCGAAGAGCGCTACCTGATGGTCCAGCGCGGCCCGGCCATCTCCGACCCCGGCAAGTGGACGTTCCCCGGCGGCGCCTCCGAGTCGAAGGAGACCCCGCACCAGGGCGCCGCCCGCGAGACCATCGAAGAACTGGGCCTCAAGGACGACGTGTTCAAGGACGCCCTGGTCCACGGCGACTTCACGTACACGGTGCCGAACCACCCGTGGAAGTACACGTCGGTGGCCATCTCCGTCCCGTCGATGATCAAGCCGAACCTGTCGACGGCGCACGCCCGCGCCGAAACCTCCGACGCGAAGTGGTTGACCCTCGCCGAGATCCAGGCCCTCGACAAGTCCGGCGACCTGCACCACCCCATCGCGGGCGGCCTGCTCGAAAAGAACGTCATCAGCCTGTACCCGGCCGCGTCGTCCCTCGGCCAGGTAGCGGCCCGGCCCGGCCCCGTCTCGAAGCGTCTGGGCCGTCTGAAGCTGCCGTCCGGCGGCCGTCAGGCCCCGGCCAACTTCAACGCCTGGCCGCACGCCCACAAGCAGTCCAAGGGCAAGAACCTCATCCCCGACAAGGCCGCCTTCGACGCCCAGCGGCAGAAGATCAAGCAGGACCGCGCCCTGTACGACGCGAAGACCGCCGACGGCCGCCTGGCCGCCATCGGCGCGCAGCAGGGGTTCGACGACACCCCCACCGTCGTCGACAAGAAGGAGATCGACCGGTTGCTGGCCACCGGCGACTACATCGAGGCGTGGCGCGGCGTGCAGGGCGCCGGAGGCCACGGTTGGCGCGGCTCGAACCGTTCCAACGGCAAGAGCGCCACGCAGATCAACGAGGAGATGCGGACCGGTCCCGCCTACTACGGCAAGGGCATCTTCGGCAACGGCTACTACCTGGCCACCCAGCGGCGCATCGCCGAGCAGTACGCCGACGGCACCCACGGTTCGGTCGTGCGCATGCTCATCCCGAAGACCGCCGTCACCGACACGTACGACAAGGTCGAGAAGGAGGCGCACAGCCGCGCAGGCCGCACGTCGAAGGCCAAGGGCTCCAGCGGCTACGAGCCGAGCACCTTCTACGACCCGGGCCGGTACGCCGCCGCGAAGGGCCTCGACGGTATCGAGATCCTGCCCCACACCCGTAACCATCTGGGCCAGGGGGCATCGCACGTCGCCAAGCACGGCAGCCCCGCCTTCAACTGGCTGAACCGTTCCGTCTTGATCATCCAGAAGGAGCCCGGGTGAACCCCGTAGGTGAGCTGTTCCACCGCCTCAGCAACGCCCTGGGGAGCACAGACGTGCACCCCGAAGAGCGTCAGCGAGTCGTCTCCGCCTGGGCTGACGCGGGCGGGGAGGATTCGGCCACCTGGGAGAAGCTGCCCAAGGACGTCCAGGCCCTCGTCGTGGAGATCGAAAAGCGGGATCCGCAATCGTGGGACGACCCCGCTGACCTGCCGAATCAGAAGGGGATTTGACGGCGGCCGTACGCTGGGAGCCGACAAGGAGGAGACACCATGGACTACAGGCGCCCCCTGACCGTGCTCGCCGCCGTCGCCGCAGCTTTGATGATCCTGGCCTGCACCGGCCCCGGAACGCCCGCCGCCGGGGAGTCCTGCGACACGCCCGGCCAGTACCACACCCACACCGACAAGAACGGCACCGTCAGCCTGGTCTGCTCCCCGGACGGGGTGTGGAGGAAAGCATGACCGCGCTCAGGGACAGGTCGCATGCCACCATGTACCGGCCCGGGAAGGTCGCCGCGCTGGTCGCCGACCTGTCCCTGGGCATCGCCATGATCGCCGTCGGAGTGGGCTGCATCATCGCCAGCCTGCTCGGCGCATAGGAGGAGACATGAAGCCGACCATCGGCCGGATCGTCATCTACAAGTCGAAGATCGACAACGGGCCGGGCAATGACGTGCTGTCACCCGCCCTGGTGCTCCGCACCCGGGGCAGCACCGTCCAGGCCGTCATCGACCGCTGGGGGCCGGAGCCGCGCACCGTCGCGTCTGCCAGCGACCCGAGCGTCACGCACGAGACCGCCGCCCGGCCGGAACAGGTCGTGGCCGACCTGCCCGACGACACCACCGTCGACCTGCTGGTTCACGGCCTCGGCAGGGACTACCGCGAATACGGCGTACGCATGGGTGACGACCGTGGCGAGTGGTCCTGGCCTCCCCGCGTCTAAGCCGTATCCTGATCAGCAACGAGAGGGGTAGCGCATGGGGACCGCCTGGAAGATGCCGCTCGCCGTCATCGGGAAGCCGACCGGCGACGGGCGGCAGTTCGACGCTGGCGCGCTCGACCACCGGG